TACATCTTGTGGAACATTTTTCTTTAGAAGCACTTCCTATGTATGATGCAATTATCATTGGTACATATACATGGGGGAATGGTGAGATACCACAAGAAATGCAGCCAGTATATGATGCATTTCTGAAACAAGATCTGTCGCATATCGTCACAGGTGTATTTGGAACGGGCGACACATTCTATCCACGATTTTGCGGTGCAGTGGATGTATTTAAGGATTTGCTTGCAGAGAAAACCAATCTAGCCGTTACATTAAAAGTAGAATTATATCCGCAGAGTAAGGATATACAAAAAACAAAATTGTTTGCAGAAAAGATAAAACAGCGATTAAAAGGTGTTAAACATGCGTATTCTCACATTGACAGATCTAAAAAAGGCTTTTGAAACCGCTCAGAACAAAGAATATCAATTTGTTGGCATTGCTGTGACCATTCCTAATACCGATGAGTTTGAAGTAATCATTAATCATAAAGCGAATTTCGATGAAAAATTGGATTACTATTTAAAAACATATAATGAAGACTTAACACATAAACATGCTGCGGGAATTGCCATTGTTGATTTTGCATTTGCAAATACATTTGAAGAAATCCAGCAGCAATTGTTAAATTAATAAAATCATTGGGGCCTGGTTTTCTCGGGCTCCAAATGAATATAAGGAGAAGATATGGAACTACTAAAAGTATACATAAGAGATCAACGAGATGAATTTCTATCAAATTACCTTCAAGATGCATCTTCTATTATAAATCGGATTCCATTAAAACTGGGATTTGATCCAAATAAAAAAATGAGTTCTTTTTCTTTAGCAACGAGGGGAAGGGGCAATGATCTAAGGCACTATCTAGAAGCATTAATGTGGAGAGCAATATATGAACCATTAAAAGAATCTGTTATTGAATCTAAAAATGGCAGCAGTATTACATACTCCAGGATAAAATAAAAGGAGGTCTATTGCTTGGAGCTACTGGGGCAATATTTCTTGATACACAAGAAAATGATTATGAAAGAATGGCATAAAGAAATCAATAGAATTGGTTTAAATGGAACTGGAACAATTCAACTGAAACACAAACCTGTCAACAATGCTGAATTATATGGCTTTCACACCAGCATGATCATGTTAGATGAGTTTCATTATTACGGAGATGAATCATATGGAAATCAGTGTTGATCAGTTGTATGAATTTAAAGCCTGCCCCTTACGGTATCACTTTATAGAACAAGGATTACCTATTAAGAAAACAGAAAATGATGGCTTGCGTGAAGCTGTAAAATCCACGATCAACTACTTTTATTTCATGCTGCATCAAGGAAAGCTAATTGGCATGGAGGAAATGAAGCAAAAGTTTACGAGTATTTGGTATGATCAAAATGATATCTATGATATTAAATTTGATTCTAAAGCTTCCAAAAGAAAAAAAGAATTGCTTGCTTTTGAAATGCTGACCCTGTTTCATCGCCAACAAAAATATAATCCGGACAAAACAGTTGCTGTGAATGTGGAATTTCGAATTCCCATTGCACAAGATTTCTATATAAGAGGCCATATTCCTGTAATACGTGAAACCATGAGAGGTCTTGAAATTGTCAATTTTAAAACTAGCCATACAAAACAAGATGAATTTTGGAATCGAACAGACATGGCTCTTACCTTGCAAGCTATTGGATTTCACTCGATATTTAAAAAAGAAGTGGATAGCATTTGTTTACAATATCTTCGTACCGGAACTATGATCTATACCAATCGGAAAACCAAAGACTATCAGCGACTCTATAAATCCTTAAAGATGATGAAAAAGACCCTAGATGAAGGATGGTATTATCCTAGAGAAAGTTACCATTGTGATACCTGTCCAGCTAAACAATCGTGCATGGAATGGAGATAAAAATATGAATACAATCTTGATGATACTATGGATATTTGGATTTTTTAATTATTCTCAGTGCATTTATAATCAAATTCGTCAATTCGGTAAAGAAGAACGAATCATTTCTCACTTACTTGTCAATCTGGTAGCTTCCATTTATGTCGGTGCTTTTATTATTCCAAAGTAAGGAGAGCAAGCTATGCCTAAGATAAAACCACCTAAACCTAAACCCGGAAACCCTAAACCACCAATTCGAATCAAAATAATATAGAAAATGAGAAACAACAGGAGATTTAAGCAATAAAAGGAAGGAATCTTTTGATTATGCATTCGACAAAAAGAAAAGATTTTGATTCATATTTTATTGATATTGCGAATGTTATCGCAGAACGTGCTACTTGTAAGAGACTAAAAGTGGGTGCCGTCATTGTCAAGAACAATCGAATTGTTGCAACTGGTTATAATGGAAGCATTCATGGCCACCCACACTGTGAAGATGAAGGTTGCTTGTTAAATGATCAAGGTCGATGTATTCGCTGCATTCATGCTGAAATGAATGCAATTTTACATGCCAATCGTGATGATTTAAAAGAAGCTACTCTTTACGTGACACATGAATGTTGTGAAAATTGCAGTAAGCACCTAGCACAAGCCGGCATCAAACGAATTGTATATGTGAATGAATATAAGAATCTATATAATCAATATTTCTTAAAAGATATTCAAGTTGAACAATACAATCCAAAGGAGGTGACATAGGCATGAATAAACTACACCTGTTTTATCCGTTTTTTATAGCTGGTGTTATTGTTGGAATTGCACTAGATATTATTTTTAATTTAAAAGCAAAGCAAATGGGATGGGAGACACTAGCCCAGCTATCAATGGATATTGGTCTTATTGTTATCTTATTGGTTTCATATATCGTATTTAGACCAGTAAAACAGGATGAAAATGATAAAAACAATACATTGTAACACGAAACAATAAGTCTTATAATATTTAAGAAAGGATACAGGGTGAAAAACAAGGAGGTTCATATGAACAAAAATGTTTTCACTCTGAAAGATATTAAAGTAGAAGAAGTATTTCCAAGCTCATATGGGAAAGATATTGTGGATTGGGGACTTCAGGCTATCCAGGCACCTGCCGCTTGGAAAATTACAAAGGGAAAAGGAATCAAAGTTGGTATTTTGGATACTGGTATTGATTTAAATCACCCAGATTTAAAAGACAATATTAAAGCATACCAAGATTTCACCAAATCACCTTATGGTGTCCTAGATCGACAAGGACATGGCTCACATGTAGCCGGCATTATTGCTGGTGTGGAAAATGGTAAAGGAATCATTGGTGTAGCTCCTCAAGCAGAACTCTATATTGCTAAAGTTCTTGGAGATAATGGGAGCGGCTCCTTTGAATCCATTATCAATGGACTTCACTGGGCGATTCAACAAGGAGTAGACATTATTAGTATGTCTCTTGGATGTGAAATAGAACCACCTGAAGAAATGCATCAAGCTATTAAAATGGCAAAAAATGCTGGCATTATCTTGGTGGCCGCAACCGGAAATGAAAATCATTATGTCGATTGGCCTGGCATGTATGATGAAACGATTGCAGTATCTGCTATGAATGAGAAACATGAAAGGGCGTATTTTTCTAATTATGGGATCAAAAATGAAATCATGGCTCCTGGCGTTAATATTCTGTCTACTTATAAAGACGGTGGTTACGCTCGATTATCTGGAACCAGTATGGCTACACCTATCATTTCAGGAAGTATTGCGCTGTATCTTTCTTTCTTAAAAGCAAAGGGGCTTCCAAAACCAACATTAGAAGAGTTGCACCAAAAGCTTTTAACATCTTGTGATGACCTGGCAACACCAGGAAAAGACATCATGACAGGTGATGGACTCATTGATTTAGTGAAATTATTAGCTTAACAAAAAGAGGGAAATTCCCTCTTTTTTTATTAAACATTTATGTTATAATATTCATGTAACACGATACACAAATTAATGAAAATAATAGAATATACGAGATAGTGGAGGTGAAATTAGATGAAAATGGTCAATATCATTGAAGATTTAGGAAAAGGACTTTATACTGAACAATTAGCTAAAAAGGAGAGCAAAAAAGATGAGAGTAGGGAAAAAGAACTTCGCACTGGAAAGCCAACAAAACGAAGCATTAAAAAATGATAAATTAGTTATAATGAATAAAAAATCAGAAGGTGGAATTACCGCAATCGATTTGATCCTAGAACCCGATAAGTTCGATCAATTAGGTAGCGAATGTAGATTGACGTATGAAGAATATTGTGACGCGATTAATAGATTCCTGGAAGATGAAGAGAAGACATGGCATGAGCTTCGAATGAAAGATCAAATCAATATGGGACGCGATTACATTATTGAAGCAACTATACTGAAATATGCTAAAGAACATTATGGAATAAAACGTGAAGATTTCAATGGCAGTGATTTGAATTATGTAAAGCGATTTGACACAGAAGGACGTTTTTTAGGTGAAGCTGTCTACATCTCCTTAACTGCTATTTCTCAAATGCAGATGGTGGTGAAGTAGTATGGAACCTCTTATTTTACCTATGATGATGTATGGCAAATACAAAGATTATGTAAAAGAAAAAGATCCTATAACAGGTAAATGGAAAACTGTTTATGAAACTACTAAAACAGGCAAAAAAAAGGCCAAAAAGAAATGGATTATTCATGATGAATCTAAAGGAGATCCTGGCTTCTATCCAAGTGTAAATCATATCTATCAAAACACTAGAGGCGGCGGTAAAAAATTAACACAGGCAGCCGAACGATTATTTGAAAAATGGCATGCTTTAGCACACTTATGGGCCTTAGATAACGATTGGAACTTTGACCCACAGGAAAAAGTGGTTCTTGAGATCACTTGTTTCTTTCCTGATAAGCAAAAAAGGGATGCAAGTAATGCTATTAAACTCATGATGGATGCCTTAGAAGGGGTTTTATATCAGAATGATTATTATGCTCTTCCAAGAATTATGGACTTTCAAGTGCTTGAAGATAAAAGTATCGCTCCATATTTTAAAGTGGTTATTTATAAGAAAGATGAAGAAAAAGAAGTCCTAAAAGATCGTATAGAGGAATTGGCAACATGACAAGAACACCGGATGAATTAGCCTTTGACTATCAAGAAACAGGCAACAGTGAAGAGCTAATTAAACGATTTCAACCATTTCTTTTAAAGTATCATGCGCTTATAGTGCGCGGGAAATACGATCTAAAAAATAAAGACATTCGCCACTTTATTTGCCTTTACATAGGTGATAAAAACATAACAGAATCACTGCGAAAAAAGGGAAAATACCATAAGGACATTGAAATCAAAAAAGCACAACAAGCAGTTGAGTTTATTCAACAAGCCTATATTGATTATCATAAGCTAACTCCAGGAGAATCATTTTATCCTTATGATGATGTTTATTTAGAACTGGCAGAGGCATTTCTTGAAACCACCAAGCTATATACCGATAAAGGTAAAGGTTTTGAAGCTTTTATAAAAAATCGTTTTAAATATATTCTGAAAAAGAAGTATATTGATCCAAAATTATTCGGCTTCAAAAATCATGAAAACATATTATATAAAGATATTTACTACTGCACAGATCTTATGTCTATTGAAGCTGCGATTGAAAAGAAATTTGAAGACAAGCCATTTAACCTCGAATTCAATGAATATGATAATCTGAATAATATCTTGTGGTTAAATGGATTGGTGTGCGGAGAATTATTTAAAAATCTTTCGTATACAGAACGTTTTATTCTAGTAAAAAGATATCAAGATAAACTTAGCGCAAAAGAAATTGCTCAATTGACTGGTTTTCATCACCGATCTGTAGCAAGAATTGCAAAAAAATTAAAAGATTACTTTCGCACTATGCGTTTGAATGGAGAGATTAAATGGATACGTTAACTGAAAAAGATCCACAAATTGTCGCGATTATTTGTATGAAACATAAAGATTATCACCTTACGTATGTTGATATCCCATTTAGTGAAATCAGAGTGGAAGAAGGTTTAATATCAGCCGGAAATCTTTTGTTTCCTTTTCAATTTTTCGACTCAATCAATGTGTGTGACGAAATTATGTTAAATGATATAAAAAAGCGCTTAAAGATATAATTTTCTTTGATTCTCTCTTGATTTCATATGATGTCAACTATATAATATAAATGTGTAACACGTTACATTTGTAGAAGGTTGTGGCAAAATTGGGCTTATTAGAAAACATGATGAATCGACACTATGAAGAAAAACAAAAATATGATACGAGACCAATGAGAAAGCTACATCCGAGTACCATTGGCATGTGCCAACGTAGAATTGTGTTTGATATACTCATGGTTCCAAAAGCCCCTAATGATGGACAGTTATCACGAATTTTTGAAAATGGACATAGTATGCATACACGTTATGAAAAATTGTTTGAAGAGATGGGTATTCTTGTTGAAGCTGAAAGGAAACTAGAGGCAGAAAATATAAGCGGCCATACAGACGCTGTTATTCGTATTTCAAGCTTTTTAAATCCAGAAGGGGAATTATACTTGGTGGAATTAAAAAGCGCCTTTAGCAAAAGCTTTAAATGGATGAAAGAAAATAATACACCCAAGACAGAACATAAATACCAATTAACGTTTTATATGCATCTCTCTGGTATTCACAAAGGCATTATTTTTGTGGAGAACAAAGACACACAAGAAGTATGGGAATATCATATGGAATATGACCCAATTCTTGGTCAGCAGCTAATGGATAAAGCCAATTGGTTAATAGATTTAGCTCAAAAAAGAATCTTACCAAATATTCCAAAAGGATATACACCAAGCTATTATAAGTGTGTCCAATGCCCCTATAACTTCTATTGTCATAATGGCTCTTTAACACAAAAAGGAGAAGAGAGATATCCTATTCCATTTTTATTCGGCAGTGAAGCTTACCAAGATGTATTAAATATTATACTGGCCATTCACAACCATCAACCCATTCCTCATGTGATACAAGGTGATACAAACGGAGATCTTGTTCGCGAAGTAGCTGAAAAAAATAAAATAGCTCAATAATAAAGGGGAATGTAAATGCACAACGTAGATTTTGTAGATGTAGGTTTTGGTAATTTTGTAGAATCAAAGAAAATTATTTCCATTAGTCATCCTGATCCAGCGCCAACTCGAAGAATGGTAAATCAAGCAAAAGATGATGGCCGCTATATTGACTTAACAGAAGGCAAAAAGACTCGATCTATTATCATTAGTTCAGATGCTAAAGGGATTTTGATTATTGGCTCCTCGTTGCAACCGAACACCATTATTGGTCGCTTGCAAAAAAAGAACAATAAAGTAAAATCCGAAATCACTTCAAGTGGAATTGAAATTATCGGTGAAGGAAGTTCAGAATAAATAGGAAGTGAAAGACTATCATGATCCATCTGCATGTACACAGTGAAAAAGGTTCACAACTGGATGGAGGATCCAGAATAGAAGAATTGGTATTAAAAGCAAAAGAAATCGGGAGTCCAGCATTAGCCATCACTGACCATGGCTCATGTGCAGCGATTCCCGATTTTATTGCGGCATGTAAGAAGCATGGAATCAAACCAATCCCTGGAATTGAAGCCTATATGACAAAGGATCGTACAAAAAAAGGCGAATTCTTAAAAGAATATCGGCAAAAACTTTGTGAAAAATATAGTGTGAAAGAAAAGCCACTTAAAGAGTTTATTCGGCGTATTGAGCGGCACCCAGATGAATTTGAAATGTTAGCCGCAGAATTATTGCAAGATCAACTCATGAATATGGAAGTTGATTTATTCTCTTTTCAACAAGAGCTAGTTAATAATATTCAGCAGCTTCGTGAAGATGTATATGATTACTTGTCATATGACAATTATCATTTGGTTTTAATGGCGATCAACAACCAAGGATTAGAGGATCTTTATGAAATCAGTTCTGATGCCCATCTGAATGGATTCTACTCTCATCCTCGGACTGATTTGCAGTTTATCCAAGAGCGGAATCTTGGAAAAAATATTATTGCCACTTCTGCTTGCCTGGGTTCTTGGTTTGCAAGGCTATGTCTTGCTGGGAGAGAAGAAGAAGCAAAAGAGTTCATAAGACAAGCCAAAAACACATTCCATTCCTTTTATTTAGAAAAACAAGCAACGCAAATTCCAGAACAGTTGAAACTTAATGAAATTATTGACCGGTTATCTATTGAAACAAACACCCCAAGAATCGTCACTACTGATGTGCATTATGCTAATAAAGAAGATTATAAAGCGCATGATATCTTAGTTGCTGCATCAATGGGGAAATGTGTAGCAGATGAAGACCGATTGCATTATGCTCATGAATTTTGGATGAAATCAGAAGAGGAAATTAGGCAAGTCTTTCATGATGATGAAGCTATTGCTAATACATACAAGATTGCTGAAATAGTGGATGTAGATTTACCAAGTGAGCCATTATTGCCAAAGTTTCCTATAGAAGAAGGAGATAGCACTGACGCAATCATACGCAAACAAGCTTGGGATGCATTATTCACATATGCATTACGTAAACAAATAGATCTTGAAGTATACTCAAAACAGTTGGACTATGAATTAAGTGTCATTACCAAGCAAGGTTTTTCTGATTATTTCTTAATCGTTTCAGACTTTATTCAATGGTTAAAACGTAAAGGATATCGAGTAGGTCCGGGGCGAGGATCAGCCGCCGGTGCACTAGTTTCATTTATGCTTAAAATTACAACCCTTGACCCTATTGAATGGAATCTAATGTTTGAGCGTTTCTTAAATCCAGAGCGCATTGGGTATCCTGACATTGATGTGGACGTTCCATATATTGGTGCGAAAGCTGTTCAGCAATATTTAAAAGAACGCTACGGCCATAATAAAGTTGCTCAAATCGGAACATTTGGCACATTAGCTGCACGAGCTGCCATTCGTATGTTTGGAAAAACGTTAGGTTATAGTCTAGAAGATCAAGATCGATTTGCTAAAGCAATTCCAGATCGCCCAAAAATCACATTAAAAGAGGCTTATGAAGAAGAACCAATGGTTCAACACTACGCCAAAATGTGGCCAGATTGGTGGAATACAGCTCTTAAGTTTGAAGGATATACACGATCATCTGGTGTTCATGCAGGAGGTATTGTATTATCACCAGAGCCGCTAACTAAAGTGGTTCCTTTACGATTAGATAAAGAGGGATTAGTAACAACAGAGTATGATATGTCTTGGATTGAAAAGTTCCTAGTCAAATTTGATATTCTGAAGCTTGATACATTAGATTTAATCAGTTTGACATTAAAGAATGCGGGAATACCTGATTTTGATATAGAATCCATTAACTTAAATGATCCTCTCATTTATCAAGAAATTTACAATACTTTAAATCTATCGGGTATCTTTCAATGTGAATCTGATTTATTTAGAGGAATCATTAGTGAAATGAAGCCAAACAATGTAAAGGATATATCAGTAATTGTTGCCCTTAACTGTCCTGGTTACGACCGGGGGCAACGCTAAAAAAGCGGGTTATATGCGGGAACGACCCTTAGAGCCTTTACTACCCGTCAATTGACAGCAGAGGGTAATGACCAATGCAGTGGTAACAACGTAAAGGATTGGGCAATCCGCAGGCACGATAAGTTCCGCCTCAGAGACTGGGAGATAACTCCACCTGTGATTGGTAACAATCATAGGCAACCCCGCTAGGTGTTACCAACTGGTACACTGAATGATACAGTCCAGCCTGACCGAAAGGGAAGGAGCCAGGTAGAAATGCCTGGAATTATGACAAATATATACTATTAAAAGCGGTAGACCGGGACCACTTGATTTAATACCAAGTTACATTAATCGTAAATGGGGCAGAGAAAAAGTCTCATATCCATTCCCAGAGCTTGAACCTGTTTTAAAAGATACATATGGTGTTTGGGTTTATCAAGAGCAGATAATGCAGGCTTCTGTAGTCCTTGGCGGCTTTACAAGAGGTCAATCAGATATACTCAGGAAAGCAGTTGCCAAGAAAAAGCATGACTTGATGGAAGAATGGATTGGATACATGATTTATGGATGCCCTGAAAAGGGAATTGAGGGAGCCATTAACCGTGGGTTTAATGAAACAACTCTACTAAAAATAAAAGCTGAATGGATTAAATTTGGTGATTATTGTTTTAATCTCGCCCATTCAGCTTGCTATGCAGTCTTGTCTGTATATACCGCTTATCTAAAGACTTATTATCCTGCAGAATTCATGGCAGCACTGCTTACCATTAGTGAAGGGAAAAAAGATAAAAACGGCCTGCCAAAGAGCGCTCATTATATGCAAGAATGTGAAGCTATGGGTATTCAAATCCTGCCACCAGATATTTTTGAATCCAATGATTCTTGGACTCCAGTAACAACGCAAGATGGCAGAAAAGCCATTCGTTATGGACTTGCAAGTATTGCCGGTATTACAAGCGATACAGTAAATGAAATCAAGTCCATTGGATTAGAATTTGTGAATAGTTTTGAAGACTTCCTATATCGTGTTGAAGCTTATAAGCAAGCAACCAAAAAATCACTTCTAAATAAAACTCGTGTCATAGCTTTAATTCAGGCAGGAGCCTTTGATTCATTAAATCCGAATCGTAACTTGTTACACCAGAATTATATGAAATATAGAGGCGAAGAGTATGACATGATTCCAGCTAGAACAACCAAACGTGACATTTTACAATTTGAAAAGAAATTACTTGGCACTTCTGTAACTGTTAAATCTAGATGGGAACAGATTGAAGATGGAAAAGAAAATATTACGATAACTGGTCAAATAATGAAATTTGACATCTTAACTTCTAAAAAAGGAAACCGATACTGTAAAATGACACTAGAAACAGCAGAAGATGAAATAAATGTCATGATTTTCGAATGGCTGCTTAAAGAACATGAGCAAAAATTAACACCGGGATTCAAAATCCAAATCAAAGGAACCAAATCAGGCCAAGACATGATTGCAAAAAAGATTATTCATGTGCAACAAGAATCATGGAATGTTGAAATGACATAATACTGAAGGGAGACAATAAACATGAACTTGCTTATGGAGTTAAAATCTAAAATGAATGAATTAGAATTAGCATTAGACAAAATGGAAAAAAGTGCAACAGAAGAAGAAATCGAAGCAGCACTAAAAGAAGCTAATCAAGCCACTTTTTACTGTTTAACACTTCAGGACCATGTCATTCAACAATTAAAAGGTGTCAAGATTACACTGAATTGAGATGATAGATAAATGGAATTATTACAAGAATACCTCAACAACTTAATAACCAGTTGCTACTTCATGGCAATGGATCAAAATAATGAATTCTTTGCCATGAATATTGAATCCTATGATATTAAGCCAAGGCACATTTGGAGAAATTTTTTCGACTGTAAAAAGATTCATTTATATATGGATATTGTAAAGTGTCAAATCCAATAGAAAATAAGATTATTAACTAAGATCATGATTATATTACACTGGAAATCACAGCGATAGTTTAAGAAAAAAATTAAAATATAGATGTTTTTATGATATACTAATAAAAAAAGTATGTAACACGTTACATAAAAAGAAAGGGATAAAAAATGAAATGTCAAATAGCTTATAAAGAATATCTTGAAAAAACCGTTGAACGCATGGTAAAGGATGGCATTATAGGTGCTGTATTGAAAAATACAGAAGATGATGATTTCATTCCAAGTAAAAAATATCCTACAGATGCCGGATATGACTGCCGGGCAAGAATAGAAGAGCCTATTGTATTGCAGCCGGGCAAACGAGTAAAAATTCCATTAGGCTTTGGAATCAACATTCCATGGGGATGTACTGGCGACTTACGACCACGCAGTGGACACACAGAAAAAGGAATTATGGTGGGCTATGGAACTGTAGATCCTGGATACACCGGGGAAGTATTAGCCACTATTTTCAATTTAGGAGAAGAGCCATTTGTCATCAATCCTAAAGACAGAATTGCTCAATTAGTAATTTTGCCGATCGTAATCACGAACTGTTATCATCCTGTTACCATTCAGAAAATCGATCAATTATTGGAAGCAGAACGTGGTGAAAATGGTCATGGAAGCACAGGTGTTAAGTAAAGTTTATTTAACTTTACTTCATATAAATAATCATTTTTTAAGGAGGAATTTAAATGAAGTATTTTGTAGACTTATCTAAATGGGAACCATCTAATCAAATTGATTGGCCTACATTTTCAAAGAGTGTAGATATGCTAATTTTACGTGTTCAATATGGTTCTCTTGCGCCAGACCCTGAGTATGCCAATCATGTAGCAAATGCTAAGAAATATAACTTGCCATTCATGACTTATGCTTTCCCGTGTTTTGTCAGCACGAATGACGCTAGAGTAGAAGCACGAGATGCTATGAGCCGGATGGATAAAGCTTCTTTAGGTATCATTATTGATATTGAATCTGAATATGACAGCAATCAAAATCCAATTGGTATTACCAAGTTTTCAAATGCAGATCGTTTAGAAGGGATTAAAGCCTATGTTGATGAACTGCGCAAACAAGGAGCTAAAAAAGTTGGTGCGTATATTGCACACAATGTCTACAAAGAATGGCAAATCGACACCATCATCAACATCTTTGATTTCACATGGATTCCGCGTTATGGTGCAAATGATGGAACTCCTTCTCTTAAGCCGGCATTTCCATGCGATTTATGGCAATTCACAGAGAATGGAAGACTTCCTGGATACAATGGCAATTTAGATTTAAGTATTCTTAATGGCTCTAAGACATTAGAATGGTTTACTGGGCAATCAACTCCTTCAACATCATCATCTGGAATTTATGTTCCGAACCGAATTTTAAAGCAAGGAGATTCTGGTCCTGATGTATTGGCACTTCAGAAAGCTCTAAGTAAAGTGTATTTCTATCCAGATAAAGGCGCACCAAACAATGGATGTGATGGAATTTTTGGTCCAAAGACAGCGAATTGTGTGAAACGATTCCAATCTATGTACTGTAATCAAGTTGATGGCATCTTCGGCCCAGAAACAAGAGCTGCTTTACTAAAATTACTCTAATACTATGAGCAAGCATTAAGGGGATATGGGTTCATTGAGGTGAGCCTAATGAAAGACTTTTACCGATACAAGCACAAAGATATTGTGCAAGTAACGGATCCTCTATCTCCCTTTGAAGATAGGGTAGGGATTATTTGCAAGGCGGATAATAAAGTAATGCGGTACGTGGTTGAGTTTGAAGACGGATATAAAGAATCTTTTTCTTACAACCAAATCATGCCACACCGTCCAAAGGAAGCCTTAGAATCGCTAATTGACTTATCTCTAGCACTAGGTCCTGCAGCAGAAGATCTGTTTTATGATTGGGTGATGGAGTACCAACTTAGGTTTGGGAAAAGAGAAAATTAACTAGCTACTATGAAAGGACAGGGGTACATGTATATCAATCCATACATTTTGAATCGCATTCGGATTCTTTGCATACTGGCTGTGTTTTACATCCTCTATCGATTTACAGAGCCAGTATTCTCTTTCCTATTTATTTTTTACATGATCCTTAGTGATCTTGCTGATATTGAATCAGATACAATATCCATCAAAGGAGAAAGTGAACAGTGGAAAAATACCTTAATCAAACGAAAGGATTTCTAGGAGTCATCCAATCTATTTTAGATGAAAAGGAACTTAAAGAATCATCAGATGCAGCACAAGAAATGTATGAAGCCATTCGTGATATTGTAGAAAAAAGAAACATGAATATCCGCGAAACTTTACATGCAGTCCTTGCCTTAAATGCAACAATTTTATCTTTAACACTTGAACAAATGGAAGATAAACAATTTGAAGGAGAGAAAGAATAATGAACCAAGAAATGAAATTTTTTAATACTGCCATTGAAACTGCTCAAAAAACAAATGAGTTACTTATAGAGATTGCCCGTATGATTCAAAATAACAATGAATTTATCCAAGCATCTACGATTGAATTAAATAAGAATCTACAAACAGAAAATAAAGAAGAATCCAATCTATTAAATGAATTAATCAGTGATCTTGCAAAAGAAGAAAATGACAAAGAAGTATCGAATGTAAAACCCAAAAATATTAAAGTGATCGCTATGAATTCAAAGCAAAATGATACAGCAAAAGCGATTGAAGATATTTTTAAGGAACTGCTAGGTGACTAATATGAGTAGTCGATATCAAAATAATAAAGTGTTCTGCTTGGTAGGCCCTTCAGGAGCTGGAAAAGATACGATTAAAGATTTGTTGCCAATTCCTCATCTGGTGTCTTATCGTACAAGACCTAAAAGACATTTTGAAATTGAAGGAGTCCATGGTTATTTTATTGATGAAGATACCTTTCAGGAATTCAAGAAACATAATTGGATTGCAGCAGAAACATTTTATGCTGGATACCACTATTGCACTTTATGGGATCAATTTAAAGCATTGGAATACCATCCATTAATTTATGTTGTAGATTGGAATGGAGTCGAGTCATTAAAAAAAGCTTTCTACGAAGATCCTTTCTTTTCACCACACCAAATCGTCAGTATTTACATAGATTCAAGCACAAGATCACTAAAAAAACGTATGAAAAAACAAGGACGAACAAAAGAAGAGATTCAACAAAGATTAAAACAAATTGAAGAAATAGATCGTCCAGCCGCAAAAAAATGTGATTATGTAGTAGAGAATATCGATCATCAACTCACCAGTACGTTAGATTTCATTCAATCCATCATCTTATTTGAACAATATGGACACTATAAAAACATTTAAGCTGCCAACAGGCAGCCTTTTTTGTTGTCTAAAGTATACTATGTTGCAAATCTTCAATAGAAAATTCAGCTCTCAAGCCACGCGTAGCAATAAACCCAAGTATAGTCAAAAGGGTAGTAAGATGTCGAAAGTCCTAGCGGCAGGGCAGGGGAGAGAATAACTTGAAAAGAATTTCAAAAGGGTGGGGGGAGAATACTACTACTATTGTCGATTTGAAACATGTTAAAATAAAATCAATAGGAGGGATGGATATGGGGTTTCTGGTAAAACAGCGAGCTTTTTTGAAGCTTTACGTATTATCCTGGATTGAGCAGGATCGAAGCTATGGGTATGACATGTTGACGGATTTACGAAAAGAATTTGCTCCATTTGGTTATTCACCAACTCACAGTGAACTATATACGATTTTAAAAGAACTAACACTAAACGATTACGTATTAAGAAAAAAGAAACGCAGAGGCACCAACCCGGAAGATTTTCAAGAAATTATTTTGTATCAACTAACTGAAAAGGGAAAAGATTATTTGGAGACATATAAAAAAATGATGAAAGTGGAGTTAGAACGGTGTGATGGGCTATTAAGAAAAGCACTGGGGGATCACTACAAATGAAAGCGCCTATTCCAGATCATGAAGAAGATTTGATTGTAGAGTATATTTACTTGAATTATCTTATTAATATCCTGGAATATGATCTGAAACAAACAAAATTACAACGTTTTAAAATACCAGAAGCATGGGAGACTTTTATCGTTTTCCGACAGAAGACTCACACCTCAAGGAACGAGAAGGGCGAAGCCCAGTGAGTAGGTAGGAGATGAATGTCGGTTAGGCGATAGCCTAAACTGTCTTCATTATGGTATAATAAGAACAAACGTTCCTTACAAGATAAGTGAGGTGACAATCAATGTTAGTTAATAAAGCATATAAATTCAGAATCTATCCAAACAAAAAGCAAGTTGAATTAATAAACAAGACAATCGGTTCCGCAAGATTCGTCTTTAACTTCTTTTTGGGTAAACAGAAGGACAAAGATGCCTATTGGTATATCTGTGAAGAAATGGTTCAAAACGGTCAGCTTCCAACGAATAACTGGAAAGGCGAGTTTCTTAATAAGTACCAAACAGTAAAGGCAATTCCAGAATTAAAGAAACAATATTCATTTCTGAAAGAAGTGGATAGTATTGCTTTGCAGAAATCGGTTGAAAACTTGGCTGATTCATTCGACCGATACTACAAAAAACAGAATAAGTATCCACGTTATAAATCAAAGAAGAATCCTGTACAATCCTATACGACAAAGTGTACAAATGGGAATATAGCTGTTATAGGTAATCATATTAAACTACCAAAACTCGGTCTTGTTCGCTTTGCAAAAAGTCGTGAAGTAGAAGGTCGTATATTAAATACTACCATTAGACGAAACCCTTCGGGTAAATACTTCATTTCGATTGGAACAGAAGTTGAAGTATCGGAATTCCCAAAAACACAATCCGCTGTTGGTGTAGATGTTGGATTAAAAGACTTTGCTATTCTTTCAGATGGTACAACATATGCTAATCCCAAATTTTTCCGCACATTGGAAGAAAAATTAGCTAAAGCACAACGTGTTATGAGCAGAAGAACGGTTGGCGGTTCAAATTGGTACAAAGCAAAAATCAAAGTTGCTCGTATTCATGAGAAAATTACAAATGCAAGAAATGATTACTTACACAAAATCTCCACCGAAATTGTCAAAAACCACGACATTATCGGCATGGAAGATTTGTCTATTAGTAATATGTTAAAGAATCATAACCTTGCCAAAGCGATTAGCGAAGTATCTTGGTCACAATTTAAAACCATGCTTGAGCACAAAGCAAAATGGTATGGTAAACAAGTGGTGACGGTGGCGAAAAATTTTCCGTCCAGCCAGCTTTGTTCTTGCTGCGGCTACCAAAATAAAGACGTTAAAAATCTCGCATTGCGTGAATGGAATTGTCCCAAGTGCCATGTCCATCACCAAAGGGATATTAATGCAGGACAAAATCTAAAAAATGAAGCCATAAGGCTTCTAACCGTAGGAACTACGGGGATAGCCTACTAAGATAACCGAAGGATACTTTGGTGTTCGTAGGAATCCCCCACTTCAAGCGACTCGTAAGAGTGCTAAGTGGTGGGTAGTTCAATGAGAGTAAATTAAAGATACTTCGGAAGCAGTTAGCACCAATTAAAGCAAAAATGAGGGAATTAAAAATCAAAGTCATGGATCCTATTAAGGTCAATGAAGGGTTTGTGCAATATGATTATTTTGCTCATGGATATGAAGGGAATTTAAGGTTCTGGGATGCTGCAATGGAATTAGAAGGAACCAGAAGACTAAGAAAACTTTTCATGCAAAAAATTTAGTGCCACAAAAACTTTCTTGACTTTATAATTTTTAATCCTCCAGCCATTTAAGATGTTGAGGATTCGTATAGTCAATATTAGTCGCAATACCATCCTTTACTTCTAAAACAGGATAATGATGCATACCCTCTTGGATATTAATTTGTTTTGACAAGCGACTATTTATTTCTGATTGTCTGATCTTTATGGTCATTTTACGTCCTTTTTTCTTTTTCATTTATACACATCCTTTATTTATTACAGGGTTATTATACTCAAAATTTGGGAAAGTGTATTTAACTACTTTCCCAAATTTACTCTTACATGAATACCTTATAATTTAAAGATCATGGGCATTGACTGCATCACTTTTGAAACAATTCCAGTTATTTGTGTCTTATCTGTGTTTTTAATACTGATTTCTAATACACATTTAATACTGTCTTTTTCCACATAAACAGCTTTTACTTTGCCAATGCGTTTATTATACTCATTAAAAATAGGATAGCCATTTACTCGTTGTATGTATGAATGTACTTTATGATGATTATCTGGTGTAATTGTTGCCAATGTCACAATTACATTAATCGATTCCATGGTCATTTCTCCAATTTGTTCACATTAGCCTCAAAGCCATCTTCACGCAGATCATGTAGCTTAGCATCTCGTTCAACTTCTGTTTTGGCAAAGTATTCCTCTATTTGACCCATTTCATTCATCCAAGAAATTCGAAACAACATTGATAATCACCCCATTATTTTTCCACCTGAGATTTAATAAAAGAAAGAGCATCATCTGCTGATATTACCCAGGTGCGCCCTTTTTTCACTGCTTTTAAATGACCATCACGTATTTTCTTCACCACACCAGGCGTCGTAAGACCTGTCATCAAGGCCAATTGCTTAGAGTTAATAGACTCACCAGCTTCTAATTGAATGGCAATAAACGAACAGCGTACAAATAAACCCAGTTTCGTTCGCTCCCATAATTCCCATTCAATATTATAATTTAATTTACTAGTAAAGGGATTGACCCATACTAATTCACATAGGCTATTCAAAGTATCATACATGTTTTCTGGTGCTTCTTCATAGCCAACTAGATACTGATAGATACGATATATTTCAGCAGCAAGAGGGAAGGGGAACACATTAGATCCTATTGTAATGCGCTGTGGTCGTGGATAATCTCCAGGAGAATAATGATCAAATTTCCATGCTAAATTTTGAAATCCACATTCTAATTCAGAGATCATGTCTTTGTAAAAGGCATCATTCATATATTTCACAAGTCGCAAGCCAAAAACCTCCTCAAGTTTTGTTTATTTTACTTTACTAAACAAAAAGAGGAGATGCAATTTATTTTTTTCGACATTTTTCGTATTTTCTATAATCATAGTAAATATATTCTGTTTAAATATTTCCATAGTATTTATATTTGAAACTAAAAAAGATCCTAGCCATTGAAACCGAAATAAGTTAGTCGGTCTCATTAGCTAGGATCTTTCTATTTAACAATCCAGTTGTGTGCATAATTATTAAATCATGATTTCGTGTAGAATTCAAAATAAGAACATTCCAAGCGAAAAAACTTAATATTAGTTTATAGGTCTATTCAAGGTGCCTGGTAAAATCCTTTTTCATTAATAGCAGAGCATAAATCCTCAAATAAAATAGACTCAGTATTCCGACAATAATCACAGAAGAATTTAAACCATAAACGTCCATGATCTAACGCAACATCATCTAAACGCATTTGAGCTTTGCAGCAACATATAACTTTTAGGTCGAACTCATTATTGATCATAAAACACACTCCATTTTTAGTCGCTGTATGTTTCAAGTCGTTAATATCATTCGTTCACAAATATGAAAAACCCCTCAGCCACATGAGCCAAGGGATTTTTCTACGACAAACTTGCTATATATTAGATTGTATTTAAAGTATATCATCAATCTGAAAAGAGAGCAAATAAAGTTTCTGGATAACTATCAATTTTTTTCTTCCACAATTCACTAAAAATATGCTAATATGAAATTACGACAAAACTTGCTATGAATAGGGTCCTTTTGTAGATGCCTATTTCATCAGCATGCTCTTTGTCGTACATAAAAAATGTACGACTTTTTTATTGGCAAAAAAAAATGAACCATTCGCGGCAACGAAAGGTTCGGTGAGAGTACGTTGTACAATCCATCTACAAAGGAGATGATTAAAGTCAATTTACAGTTAAAACTAGTATAGCGTATTATCTCACCTGCGTCAAATGAAAGTAGGCAGGAGGATATAATGGGTAATGAATTTAATTTCAATGATCCAAATAATATTTATGAATTAAAATTACCAAATGGAATGACAAGAAAAATTGATGCCGAAGAGATAAAAAATTTATCACTAAACCCACAATGGCATCTTCCAGATTTGCAAGGTAGAAAAACGATTATTAGCAACTACATCCTTACATTTTGGGGTAGAATACTAGGACCAACAACATTTGTCCTATACTTGCAATTAGTGAAAATGGCATTTGGTGATAAAGATCATGCGTGGCCAAGCAATAGCTATCTTGCAGACTTAACAGGAATGGATCGAAGAACTGTTCAAAGAAAAATGCTAGAATTAATCGATCACGGCTTAGTCGCAGTTATCCATGTAAAAGATGCACGAACTTTCGAATCAAAAAATAACATTTATATGATGCCAACTGTCATTCCATTAATATCAAAGAAACAATATGAAGAGCTACCAAAAAGATTACAACAAGAGCATGATGAATACATGGAATATATCAAGAGCAAAAAAATCATGTTTGTTCCAAACTATAAAGAGTCTCAAGAAGAATGAGTTGCAATAGCAGCTCATTTTTTTCTTTTTTAGGAGGGGGCGGTTTTATGCCACCAGGGGAGGGGGGCGGTTTTATACCACTACCTGAGGTGGTGGCATGATGCCACTACCCCCGGGGGGCGGTTTTATGCCACCACTAGATATAGTAGCGGTTTTATGCCACCACTAGATATAGTAGTAGCGGTTTTATGCCACCACCCCAAGGGTGGCGGTCTTATGCCGCTACCGGCAGAAAACCACCACCCTGCGGCACAAAACCGCCCAAATAAGTACTAATTAATAAGTCTTTTCTTTTAAATATAAATAATAATAGATTATGCAATCATTCATTTTGTATTCATTAATCAGATTAGCAAATTAAAAAAATACACATAAAAAAGCAGCCAATAAAAAGCTGCTTATTACTACTGAGACTAATAGCTATCTGCATCCAATATATCGTTTCTTAAATCCCATCTTGTATTTTCTTTTGCCACTTCTCCATGAAAATTTCTTCTTACAACAGATCCGTCTGCATGTATCACATCAAGATATCCAGTATAAGTATAATGATCCGTTCCATCTTGAGTTGTTTTTTTAGTAATATCATTAATTACCAATTGCTTTAATTTCTTATCCGTCCCCTCCAATGCTTTATTCGTTGCCCATAGTGACAATTGATAGATATCATCTTCAGTTGGCCGTTCACGATCAGTATCATCCATTTTAATATAAACGTCACCTACAGTATGCGACTCGATCCTAGAAGCTGCAGATGAACTTTCTGCTGTGTGATTGGTTCCAGTAGTATTTTCTGATGGATAATATAAAGCATCATTATCTTCACCATCTTCATTATTGATTTTAGTAGAAGAGGGGGTATTAACACTTTGATCACTTGAATTAGGGGATTTAGATATATTTTCAGCTGATTTTTGATTATAATGGACATAAAAATACTTATAAAAAATACCAGCTCCGACAATTAAAAAGGTAATCACCAGCAAAAAAGAAAATATTTTTTTCATCTTAACACTTCCTGAATATATTTTTTAAAATATATCGGATAGTTAGTAAAAGCGTTTAATTTTGTGAAAAAGATCATTTATAAAGAAAATAGTAAGAAACGTTTCACTGGAGGGAACATGTAATGACTCTACATAGAAAGTTAAAGCGTCAAACTGATAAAAGATATACAGGTTATAATTATACCTGCGACGGTGCTTATCGGCCAAGGGTTAAAGGAAAAGATAAGAAAACGAAGACAACGAGATACAAGAAGATATTTAAAAGATGATACCCATAAGACAATTCAATATTTTCTGTCTCACTATTCTAAGTAGTCTTGTATCATTGAGATTATTACGTCAAAATGACATTTTACGTAATAATTGTTTTCCCGGTGTTAAATAAAAAGACCCCCTTTTCAGAGAGTCTCTGTGAGAAATTACTTGTTATTTACTGAATTACCCAACATGTCTTCCAGCTCTTTTTTGATTTCATCTTGTGTCATATCTTGAACCGGCTTATATTCACCTTTTGCATTGTAATCTGCTGGGTTATCGGTCGGTCCATTCTTTGGCACATATTCACCATTTGAGTTGTAATCCGCAGGATCTTTTGACGGTGCCTTCGGATCATTCTGCAATTGATCCTTAGTATATGGTGATGTACTATCATCTGTAGATGTATTGGATGAAGAATCACTTGAGGTATCATCTGTTGTAGTATCATCGGTAGTGGCTTGATCACTATTAGTCTCTGAATGCGGGTTTGATCTTGGAGAATTGCTATCAGACTGACAAGCTGTTAAAAAAATAATGATAAATAAACTAAAAATAATCGATAATAAGTATTTTTTCTTCATTTTTTTATCCTCCCTTATTTTTATATTATAAATTAAACATGAATATAATGGTAGTTAGGGATTATATTTCCTCATGATAATGTTCTTCCATGTACTTAAGTTTTTCCCGCTGCTAAGTTTAAAAGGAGTGACCGTTTTCAGCCACTCCCTTTAAACCATTTTCTTTAAATCATAGCCCCATCATGACCTAATCTATATTTACCAATCTTAGTATCATGTGCCATCTTGCCATTTGAATAGAAATAATACCATTTGCCATTAATTTTTTGCCAACCGGTAACCATTGAACCACTGCTGTTTAAGTAGTACCAATTACCACTATCATACAACCATCCAGTCATCATAACACCAGTAGTTTTATTTAGATAATACCATTGGTTGTTGACATAAGCCCAACCAGTTTGCATTTCTCCGGTTTTGCCTAGATAGTACCATTTTCCACTAAGTTTCAACCAACCCGTTTGTTTAACATTATTGATGTAGTAATAATATTTTCCATTTATTGTTACCCATCCATTTAACATTGCTCTTGTTACAGTAATTTTTGTTGGCTGACTTACATTTCCAGCTCGGTCAGTTGCTGTAATACTTAAAACGGAGCCGGCACTTTCAACCGGAATGCGAACTGTAAAATTGCCATTAGAATCAGCAACAGATGAGCCAATTTTAGAGCCATTCAAATAAACATTAACTGTTGCATTTGGTTCAGTAACCCCAGTGACAACATTGCTATTATCATAAACTTTATTTACAGTTGGTGCTGCAGGTGGCGTGGTATCCGGAGTGTATACATCCCAAGCTAATCCATATAGATCACCTGTTGTAATAACCTGTTGGATTGAATACTTTTATAAAATACGTGCCCGGCTGTAAATCATATAATTCTGCTAAAGTATGATCGTCAATTTGATAGTCATTAAATTGGATAGGATTATCATTTCTATCATAGAGTAAGAATTGAATATCTGAGGCTGAACTCTTATTATTCATGGTTCCGGCAATAGAAATTAATTCTTTCTGCGGAACTTGGATTGCATACGTATCAATATCATAAGCATTATCAGATGCTCCTACTACGATGTCACCTCTATTTAAGAGATTAGCCTGATAGATGGTATCATTTGGTTCAAACTCATAATAAACATTTCCTGTTAAATCCTTTTTTACAGTAGATTTCAAAACTGGATTCGACGAATGTGGTTTAATTAATCCTGTGGTTGGATCCCCATGAGTTTCAGCATGTTTAAATTGGTCCTTAACAGAATCATAAGGTGTTTGAGCGTGTGCATTTACACATCCTAGAGCAAGTAAACCTGTAGATAATGCTACGACACTACCAATCTTTTTGATCTTTGACATTCAAAAACCCCTCTTTTCACCATTTTTATTTTATTTACACTTTAAGTGGAAATAACAGCACTAATCCTTAATTGGATATTTTTGTTCATTATTGAGAACAATTCCAGTTTAAATCATTGAAAAATTTTTGTAAATATAACTATAAATAAATTTCTGAAAATACAAAGTGGTGTCAGTTGTTTGCTAATTTTCCTATCATTTCGATTGCGAATCTTTTTATTCTTTCCTTTTCACCTTGGCTTATCAAGCCGGCCATCTTGTATATAGCAACATAAAAGACTCCCTTTTTACAGGAGCCTTCATGTGCAAATAACAATTTAATTTTTAAATAACAGATCAAATAAACGAGTCTTCATATCTTTTTCTATATCTTCCTTGATATCATTCCAAATCATAGAAGATATTTTTTCATGCAGAACGACTGGTTCTTCATCGATAAATGTCTCCATTGGATCGTCGTCGTCAAATGGTTCAAAGATATCAAAAACTGTCATTTTAGCTTTTCCATCAAAGCTTGTATTAATATCAATTAAGAACTTGTCTCCTCTTGATAGTTCCACAACAGCTTGATAAGTTTTCGTTTCCTTGTTCCATGTTGGCTTCTCCAATAACTTATAGTTTAGTAGTAATTTAAGCTCCTTGTCTGTCTTTGCATTTTCAATATTTCTTCTCATATCTTCTTGAAATTGATATATAGGATGATTCGTTGGTTCTGTTTCATTAGCAAATTGTAACAATTCCTGCTTCTCTTCAGCATTGAGAAATAAGACATCACCACCAGTTCCCAGCGCTGGAAGCAAAGGTGTTATGGATCCATCTTCATTAATAAATACATTATATTATTTTCCATCAACTTGAACACGAAGTCCACGAGACTGTGAGTCGTCTTCATCTGGGGGCATTAATTTGACACCATATTCTTTATCAATAGTAATTCTTGACATATATTATATCCTCCAAATATTGATTTTTTTCTTTTTGTTCCATTGTTAAACAACATTAATCCTTTGCGAAACGGCAAGCCATTTCATATAAAAATTCCTTCTCTACTACTATTAAAGAAGTTGGATCGTCGTATCCAATTTTTTTAATATACTTTCTATGAATATCTCTGACAACTCCTTCTGCTAAAACACCAGTTCTTTGCCATTCTTGTATCTCAGAAAACGCAGTTTTTAACTCATCATCGGTTAAAGTTGAAATTAAATTTCTAATCATAAATATATACTTCCTTTACTTTGCAATTTTTTTCATATCCGTCTTCCATCGTATTGCGTGCTAACTCGAAATTAATTGAAAAGGGATTGGCAAGAAACTCAATAGGCGATGTGTGCCTTCTGATACTCAAATTTAATTGATAGGCATTCTTTTACCATTTCAAGTATTTCCTCTTCGCTATAGCCTAAAAATTTTAATTCTTTTACCATCTGTATAACTTTATCCAAAAAAAATCACTCCTTCGCAATATGGTTCAATTAAAGATTAATTATAACATGTATAACAAGCCTAATATGAACTATCGCCACAGAATCAGTGAAAGTGGCAGAAGAATTTCGGATAGTTTTATGGAGTTCATAAATAAACTTCCTTGTATATTTTAAAAGCCATGTATATAATAAAGATATACAGCATAGATTAAAAAAAGGGACACCAGCTGACACTAGTATCCCTGATATACAAGCTACACTGCTAGAAGTGCAGCGACCCGGTGAAGAAATAATCCTCCTACCTGGGGCAAGGTATTAAGGGAGGGTTATTTCTTTTTTGTCAAAGAAATAACTGCTATGAACACTGATACGATTAAGCCTGCAAATGATACTGCAAACATTAATGATTCGTATACCGTCATCAGCCGTCACCTCCTCTCTATGAGGAAGTGGCCGCTGCCCATCTTACCTTGTAGCCGTATATCTTTATTATACCATAATTACCCTTAATATCCTATTAAAATAAAGACAATTGTTCGTCTCTTAGTAGCCTTCCTTCATCACTCTCTAACAACCATTCACTTATTTGAATAGGCTCCTTGTATACATTGTCAATTGGCCTAACAGTTACTTCTCGGTATTCAGGCTTACCAAGTGACACGACAACAGCATGTAATGGACGCTTTTTCCAACGAACAATTACTTTCTGACCCGGGGTAAATAAAAATGGAAGATTCTTCTGCAATCCCCACATGATTCGAACCATTTCATTTCGCCTATTATAGTCTGATAGTTCTTTGCACAATTTATTATTATCCATGTATTGAATCTTTTGCCTTAATTGCTGACAAAATCTACGCTGATCATCATGAGGCTTCGTTTTCCATTTCTTAATAACACGATTCACATAATCCAGATTTTCAAATTTATACTTACTCATTCTATCACCTATACTAATTCAAATTCATATTGCCCATCATTGATTTTATTTTTCTTATTGATTTCAGCAATCTTTAATTGCACATCATAGATCATGAATTCTATTACAGGATTCTTTTCCAACTCACGCTTCTGACGTTCTTGCAAGAAAATTTGATTATTTTCTTTAATAGTGCGAATCTTGTCCCGTTCATATTGACTAAGGTTTAGATTAAATGGTGGATTTGTTGTCATGATGTCCCATCCAATTTCCCTTGCCTGAGCCTTCACAATTTGTCTTTTCATTTCATATGGAATACTATCCCAAGGTTTTCGCATTTCTTCTTCATACTGGAAGATCTCATGCTTAGACAAATCCAACGAGTGACAATAAATATCCACCATTTCGCTATTTTCTTCAAATATGTGACGTGGTACCTGGTATTCACCAAGTAACGAATTTCCCCAGTACAAGCGAGTATCTGTATTAAATTCAAAATATTTATTGATCGTTAATGTTTCAGGATCCGCATGAACTCCAATAACCGGCCGTGGCACATATAACATAGACGGCATATATAAAAATGCTTGGATACTTGCCACTTTCACCATGGTCAAGTTTAAATCAGCTCCTACTAGGTTCAATGAGTTTGATGGAAGCAACATAGCAGCAGCTCCAACACAAGGCTCAAATTGACTATGTATCCTATTGGATTTACTATCGAAATTCAGCATTTCATTAATGGCCATTGTAACATGAATAGGAGTAGGAAAATAATCTAGCTGCCCTTTTTGACCATGTTCCCCTACAAAAGAAGAAAAATAATCAGCCGGCTTCATTTGTAACAAGTCTAGATTAAATTCTCGATACAATTGTCCCCAAAGCCTATTTGGAATGTTTGGTTTCTTAAACCAGGCAATACCTAGCCCGTATCCGATCCATTCAATGAAATCTGCAAGTCGATAGCCGGCTGCATAAACATGATTCATACATCGTTCAAGCATCTTGAGTCCATCTGACTGTCTATTAGCTTCTGCTTTAATTGAATTGTTAGGCATTTCATCTGGATGTTTCATTTCCCCATTATGGAGAATTCGCAGCCATTCGTACCATCGGCCATCCAAAAGTGTATCAGTCATCAAAGCGATGCCACGTAACCATCCAAAACGAAAAGAATCCTCTACAGACTGAGGAGGCTTGGTCCATAGAGGATTCTTCATGATTTCGAGTATTTTCTTATATTTTTCAATTATAATGGGATAATTCATAGTATCCAATAACTTGTTTACTTCTTCATGAAATGAATCTATATGTTTCTTTATTTTAGTCAATCCCTTCAACTTCTTATATTATGAGTAAAGTTTATTTATCTAAGCCTGACGCTTTTAAAACATTTTCTCTATACATCTCTTTGATTTCTAAAGGCATTTCTTTGTCTCTGATCCATTCATTAGATTGCTCAATATATTTGAGACGAGTTTCATCAGGTAATCTCACTTCAAATATATCTTTAAAACTAGTTAATCTTAATGCTACCATAATTGCTAAAAGTTGAGCTTTATTGAATAATGTCCCTTGCCCATTCACAATTTCAGATATTGTACCTGGCCTCATTCCTGTCATCTTTGCTAAGTCTTTCTGAGAGATACCCCTCTCTTTTAGTAAGTCATCTAATTTTACGATAATCTCGGCATCTCCAATATGCCATGCTGTACCTACTACAATATCATTCATCAACTTGTGAGATCCTGATAATATCTCCTTAACCTTAATCTTTTTCATAATATTTTATCCTCCTAAATAGCTGATCCTATTATCTTGGATATTTTCCTTAGCCTTTGGTCAATAGAAAGTATCTCACAACTCCAATTAAAAGGGAAATTTTATCTTTTAATATTTACATCTCGTAAATTATGAGGGAAACTTGAGCCTAATTTCTCCATATGCTCATCTGATATTTCAAAACACTGGACATCTTTAAATACTTTATATTTTCTAATTAAGTTAATAAAGTCCCTAGCGTTGATACTATGTCCTTCATATTGCAGTATTCCATTTACATATAAGCCTTCCCAATCTCCACTTTCACAATTAATAATTGTCATTAAATATCCTTCCATCATTTCAACTCCATTTAAAAGAGTAAAATTTAATCATATAATTTCTAGTCATCATAATTAATTATCTTCATATAAATCGTCTATTTCTTCCAAACACTCATTTACCCGCTCAAGCATTACTTTACGACATTCAATTAAATCTTCATCTGATAAATCTTCAAAATCTGCCTGCAATTCTAGCAAATTATTAAGTAAATTTTTCATATCATCACTCCTTAAGAAAAGAGAATTTTTTATCCAGATAGTTTCATGTTATATTTTTTAATTTTTCTAACAAATGTATTCTTTTTTGATTCTCCTGCCCATGCATAAGGATATGTATTATCATAATTTTCACCTTTTTGCTCTACAATAAATTTATCGGGTATATAACTTTTAGTGTGGAAAATAAAAAGAGAGATGTTAAAATTCATCTCTCTCAATAATTTTAAGTAATTGTGGAATTGATACCCCAAACCCTTCTATAAGTTTGGGTGGTGAGTAATTAAATGACCCGTATAACATATTACTGAATGTGTTATCCATAGGCCCGAAGGACTGTTCTCCGAATTTAGGCTTAACAGTTGCTTTAGTACCAAATAGTACTTTAGCACGAAGAACTTCAAAGGAATAACCACGACCAGCCTTTTCAATATGTTTAATGAGATTGTTTATGCTCTCTGTAAAGGCATTGGTAACTCGGAAATCGAAGTAGTTGAATATTTCTGTGCTCCAATTATCAATCATCTTGGCTATATTAAGGAATGGTTGCATATCCATCGGAATAGATGATTTCCACTGCCTATAATATACCATAGCCTGTTCCTTGGTTTCACAGAGATACATGTCCCGTAGCCCTTCCTTAAGATTGTATGCAACTTTAAGTGTGGGAAATGTAGTAAACCATATTTGCAAGTTCCATTTCTCTTGTGGTTTTAAGTCCTCTTTATTTTTGAGCAGAATAAATCTCTCATGCATAAGTTGTTTACGCTGTTTATCTGTAAGAGTGCTACGGAATGACTTTCTTGCATTTTCCATAGCAATGTTAGCATATTGGACTACATGGAACTTATCTACTATAAGTCTGGCATGTGGTATAACATTAAGGACAGCATCCTTGTATGGTTGCCACATATCCATTGTTACAACCTCTATATCGTCTTTATTGGGAAGTTTTTTCAGGAAGGCTATGACATCTTCCTTATTACGTTTAGGAAGCATATCAAGCACCTTCAAACCTTCTATATCGGTGAATACAGCCCTCATTTGCTTGTTAAGGTGTACTTCATCTATACCAAGTATCCTTGGTGTTATAAACATCATTTGGGCTTCCTGCTCCTTCACGAACTCGGTAAAAATACGCTTAACGGTTGTAGGCGATATACTGAAATCATCGGCTATATTGGCAAAAGGCTTTTTCAAGGACTGCACCTGTATATGGTTACGAAGTCTATTAGTAATTTTATCTCGGTAATCTATTGAATTATATGACTCGCTAAAAGTTGTAGAGCAATCCTGACACTTATATCTGTTCCCAATAATATTGATACCAACACGCTTTCCAAATGCGTTTAAATCACGCACAAAGCGTTTAGTTCTGCCATGTTTATAGATAGATATGCTACCACATTCAGGACAACAATACGGTGGATTTTTAGCCTCTACAGTGAATAGGATATCATGGTCATTCTCTTGTGTGCCGATAACTTTAAACTCTGGTAAATTGAGTTGGTTCATTATGCTATCCCCTTACCATCAATTTGTTCCTAATGTTAAGTTTTTACCTCCGCACTTTGGACACTGGCTAAAATATCCTCCGCTTTTATCACTTACTATATATCCACCTTCCATACAAAGTTTATACAATAACTCTTTCATAGGCATACTATCTGTTTTGTAGGCACAATCTTCACAATAAGCATGTGATGTTATGATTGCTTGTGCATACAGAAATTCTGGAGTACCTGGAGTATTAACTTGCTGTGTCCAATTTTGGTATTCTTGCACACGCCTATTCCAGTCTTCTGCAGCCATTTCCTCGGTCTTTTTCCAATCACCACAAGATACATGAACACCGCAAAAATACTTCATACTCTGATGTTTAGGCTCTAATGAACTTAATTTTGGTTGGCTTCCACATATAGGACATGGTAATAAATTTTCCATAATTACACCTCCAAGTCTACTGTGATGTTCTTTATTCCTAACCAAGATGGTATTATGTATCTTCCCACTAATTCATACCGTCCTTCAGCGAGAAATATTTCATCAAGCGTATTATAGTATTTTCTTTGATTGAATGGAGTTCTTTTATTGTAATACTTGGTAATCATATCCTTTGCCATTATAATCCTCCTACCCTTGCATAGCATTACTTTATATTACAATTATACCACAACTAAAGTTATTTTGTCCACATTTAAAGTTATATTGAGAGATAATATCTATATTCAATTTTCAAAGAACTAAAATTAATTAATCCACACTTAAAGTTTCATACCCAATTTATCAAATGCATCTTTATTTATACGTTCCCAAAAATAAATCTTTACTTGCTTCTGGTAACTGTTCAAAAGGCAAGGTAAAATCTTTTTTATTATCGCAACATGTATCAATGTCTACATCATAAATCTTAAAACTCTCATAAGGATATTCTTCACTAATCCAGATTTGTCCTATTTCAAGTTTCATTTAAACATTCACCCCCAAAAAAATATGATAAACACCCCAATCAATCATATTATTCAAAAGTTGTTGACTTTCTGATGATTCTAACGCTTTGAATATTCTTCATTCAATGTCTTATAATAACAAGGTCTGCACATGATGTTTTCTTTTAAGGATTTAGGATAGGGGAATATATTTCCACGTTTAGCAGGATCTCTTGTTTCTTCTCCACATTTTTCACATTTTACGTATTCAATCTTTCCACTACTGTAAGAAGGTAGAAACTCTACAAATACTTCGAATTCCCGCCCACATTTTTCACATTCGTGGTCAAATTGATTATCATCAGACAATTCAACTATCGCATTTGACATGTCATTTTCGTGTTCACAATAAGGACATTCAACTGTATCGAAATACATTTATTTCATCCTTTCATTATTCGTATAACAAAGTAAATTAATCATCTTTCCCTTGATTCAACCAACTTATTTTTTCATCAAAAACTCCTTGGTCATAACCGTTTTTGAATGATTGTCTTCTAGTAAACTCAATATGAGGATAAAGTCTAGAGACAAAGTTTTTTCTTTCTTCTTCATCACAAATTAAATTTAAATCTTTTAAAAGTATGTTAAAGATTTCTTTATCACCGATAAACATATTGGGTTTACTTTTAAAATCTTTGTTAGAAATAGTTGTATTAGTTAATGGATTTCTACAGTCACATGGATAGCTAAAATAACCATTATGCCTTTCTCCAGTGCCAAAACACTTAATACAATCAGGGGATGGCAAACTACTACTCAATTGATTCACAATCTCCTTTGTTTGTTGGTTCTTTTATTCTCGATAAGAAAGATAATCTTGGAAATACTCCAAATATGGCAAATTAATAACTAAATTCTTCTCTAACTTCTTGAAATAATTTTGCATATGTTGAATAGTTTCCATCACGCTTAACCCATTCTGCATAGCAAGCATCTAATTGACTATGTGATTCGTGATTAACTCCATTCCAATAAGCTGATGACCAAATTTTTTCTTTTGTTTCTACTTTTAATTCTTCATTACCCATTTTTGATATTTCCTCTTTGTACTGTTCCGCTATCATAATCTTTCTCCTTCGCAATATCGTTCAAGTGCATCAACTATCTCCAAGAACTTACATCAATTTTATGTCCTTTTATAAATTCAAATGCTTCTTGAAGTGTGAAAAACGATTGTCCTAACAGCCCTTTATCAGTTTGGATATGCCATTTTTTATCTTC